ACTGCCTACGAGGAAGCAGAGGAGAGCATAAAGCGTGCGGTGAGAGAAGCAGGCAGACCCGTGGTCAAGGTCGAAGTTGAAATGAAAGGAAAGTGGTAATGAACATTGTAGGAATACTGCTGATAACAATAGCTGTGCTTGCAGGGATAGATGTAGTGATGTATCTTGTGCTGAGCGTGGTGGATAGGCACTGGGAGAAAGGTTTTGAAAACGAGGAGGATAAGAACAATGAAAGTTCTGATAGCCTGTGAAGAATCACAAGAGGTCTGCAAGGCGTTCCGTGCGAAAGGACACGAAGCGTACAGCTGCGATATTCAGATGTGTTCAGGCGGTCACCCTGAATGGCATATTTGCAATGATGTTTTGGATATTATCAATGGCAATACCGATTTCTTCACCTGTGATGGCAAGCAGCATACTGTTGAAACATGGGATATGATTATCGCACACCCACCGTGTACATACCTGACCAACGTGGCTACACGCCACTATAGTTTGAAATGCACACCTGCTGAAAAGGTGGTCGAGCGTATGAAACACCGTGAAGAATCAATAGTATTTTTTATGCAGATTGTGTCGGCGAACGCACCGAAAATTGCAGTGGAAAACCCTATAGGGCGTATGAATACTGTATTCAGAAAGGCAGATCAAATAATTCACCCATATATGTTTTCAAACGGACCGGAAGACTCAGAACAGTTTGTCACAAAGGCGACGTGTTTATGGCTAAAGGGGCTGCCTGTCCTACGACCAACATATACAGGGGACAAGCCTGATAATGGCAAGCTGTTTGGACGATATTCTAATGGTAAATCACGCACATGGGAAGAAACACGTCATTCTGGCAAAGATCGTGCTAAGGTAAGGAGCAAAACGTTTAAAGGTATTGCTTTTGCAATGGCTGAACAATGGGGGAATATTAAGGAGGATAACGATGATAGTGATGAGAGAAGTATTTAAGAGGGACAAGCCCCTTGACAACGGCAGTGGAGCGGTAAGCCTTTGCGTGTTCCATTCAAATGTCAATCCTGGCGAGTGCGGTGCGCTGACAGTAACGCCAACGAAGGACTACTGCCGCAGATGTGCGTTCTACAAGACCCGTGAGGACTTCGACAGAGGGCTTGGCGATGCCGCGAGGTCGCTCCGTGAGAAAGGGATTGAACCTGTGAAGAAGATGGACTATGACGGCAAGCAGTATATGAGCGTACAGCCGATAAGGGAGGAAGAAGAATGCTGACGAGAGAAGAAACGATAAAGGCATTTGAATGCTGCTACATGACGTATAACTGCAAAGAATGTCCGCTTGACAAGCAAGGGAAATGCTACATCAGAAATTTCGGAAAGCCAGAGGTAAACAAAGCTGTCATGCACTACCTTAAAGAAAATGAGCCTGCACCTGCGGCAACAGGCACAAGCTCGGAGGTATCTGCAAAAGAAGATACCGATAACATACAATTTAATGGTAGCACAAAAGAGCAGATTTGTCAAGCATATGATACCGCAGACAAAGCCTGTACAGATATACTCGATATCTACGAAGGAATGCCGGCATGTGAGCGTAGAGCCTTTGATATCGGAGAAGTGTACGGAAAAATATGCAGCACAAGGGATAAGCTTGAAAATATGAGAGGAGAGAACTAAAATGTCAGTAAAAATAAACTCACTTGAATTTGAGAACGTAAAGAAGATAAAAGCCGTACAGCTTGAGCCTGCAAAGAACGGGCTTACTGTTATCGGCGGTAAGAACAGGCAGGGCAAGACCTCTGTCCTTGACGCTATCGCTTGGGCGCTTGGTGGTGACAAGTATAAGCCGTCCTCTCCTCAGCGTGAGGGGTCTGTTGTCGAACCGCACTTGAAGATCACCCTCGATAATGGTATCGTGGTGGAGCGTTCGGGCAAGAACAGCTCCCTCAAAGTCACCGACAGCACAGGCAAAAAAGGCGGTCAGCAGCTTTTGAACAGCTTCGTTGAGCAGTTCGCACTTGACCTGCCTAAGTTCATAAATCAGTCAAGCAAGGAAAAAGCTTCAACTCTGCTGAAAATAATAGGAGTGGGCGATACGCTCTATCAGTTGGAGCATAAGGAACATTCCCTCTATGATCAGCGTACCGCTATCGGCAGGATAGCTGACCAGAAGTCTAAGTTTGCTAAGGAAATGCCTGTGTACGCAAACGTCCCTGCCGAGCCTGTTTCGGCTTCGGAGCTTATCAGACAGCAGCAGGATATACTTGCACGCAACGGCGAAAATCAGCGTAAGCGTGACCAGAAAGAATACTACGAAAAGCAGTTGGAGATTGCTAAGTCTGCCTATGAACGTGCAAAAGCAAGCTATGAAGCGGCAGCGAACAACTTCAAGCTTGCAAGCCTTGACGCAGAAAACCTCTTGGACGAAAGCACAGCGGAGCTTGAAAAGAACATCTCAGATATTGAGGAGCTGAACAAGAAGATAAGAGCAAACCTTGACAGGGAGAAAGCTGAGATAGACGCTGAGGACTACCGTTCACAGTATACATATCTCACTGAGCAGATAGAGGACGTAAGGCAGGCTAAAACTGACCTGCTGGGCAGTGCCGACCTGCCTCTTGAGGGCCTTTCCGTTGAGGACGGAGAGCTGCTGTATAACGGGCATAAGTGGGACAGTATAAGCGGTGCTGAACAGCTTATCGTCGCTACCTCTATCGTAAGAAAACTCAATCCTGACTGCGGTTTCGTACTTTTGGACAAGCTTGAACAAATGGATACCGACACCCTTGATGACTTCGGCAAGTGGCTTGAAGCACAGGGCTTGCAGGCGATAGCCACAAGAGTTTCTACAGGTGACGAGTGCAGTATCATAATCGAGGACGGCAGGTCAATGGACAATGATAAGGAAGAAAACACAGAAACGAAAACTTGGAAAGCAGGTGCATTTTAATGTATGAGATAACATCAGGAGTTGTAAGCTCCGCACAGAAAGTCGTGATATATGGTCCTGAGGGCATAGGCAAATCCACCTTTGCGGCTCAGTTCCCCGACCCTGTATTTATTGATACTGAGGGCAGTACAAAGAAGCTGAACATCAGACGTTTCCCTAAGCCGTCAAGCTGGGAAATGCTCAAAAACGAGGTAAAGGAAGCTATGAACGGCAGGCTCTGTAAGACCCTTGTCATTGATACATTTGATTGGGCTGAACAGCTTTGCATTGAAACGATCTGCTCGGCACATCAGAAGAAAGGCATTGAAGATTTCGGCTACGGCAACGGCTACGTCTATGAGAAAGAGGAGATAGGCAAGTTTCTTAATCTCTTGCAGGAGGTAGTTGACAGCGGTATCAACGTTGTGCTTACGGCTCACGCTCAGATGAGAAAGTTTGAACAGCCTGACGAGCTGGGCGCTTATGACCGTTGGGAACTGAAACTCGGCAAGAAAACTTCTTCTCAGATATCGCCTCTTGTGAAAGAATGGGCTGATATGGTGCTGTTTGCAAACTACAAAACATATGCAGTAGCTGTGGATAAGGACGGCAAGAAGTTCAAGGCTCAGGGCGGTGACCGTGTAATGTACACCACACATCACCCCTGCTGGGACGCTAAAAATCGTGACGGACTTCCGCCTGAAATGCCTTTTGAATACAGCAGCATAGCTCACCTGTTTGCGTATACACAGCCTGCTGAAATGCCTAAGCCTGTGCCGATGCCAAGATGTGTGCAGGAGCAGCTTGCACAGCCGAAAGCAGCACCGCAGCCACCTCGTAAGACATCAAACGCAGTGACATTGCAGCAGGCTCAGCCGACAGCTGCACCAAAGGCAGAAGAACCCCTTACAGATCTCAGCGGCTTTGAGGACGTTGCACCACCTATCGTTATCCCTGAGGGCATACCGAAAGCACTTGCAGACCTTATGAGAGCCAACAACGTAAGCGAATCGGATATACGTCTTGTGGTATCTCAGAGAAACTATTTTCCTTATGATACCCCTATTACAAACTATCCTGACGACTTCGTGCAGGGCTGTCTGATAGGTGCTTGGGAGCAAATGCTGCCGCTTATCAGAGAAAATCAGAAAGTACCATTTTAAAAGGAGGACAACACTATGGATAATTTTATGGAATACGGCTGGGAAGATGAGATAGTCAACGAGGGTGGGGACTTTGTCCTGCTCCCTGAGGGGGACTATGACTTCACCGTTGCAAAGTACGAACGTGCAAGACACGAGGGGTCGGCAAAAGTGCCACCCTGCAATATGGCAAAGGTCACATTCACCATTTGGGGTGCAGAGGACAGCGTGGAGATAACAGAGAACTTCTTCCTTTGCAACAAGTTTGAGTGGAAGCTCTCAGCACTTTTCCTGGCTCTTGGCTTGAAAAAGCATGGCGAGCCGCTGAAAATGAACTGGAACGCTATCACAGGCAAAAAAGGCAAGTGTCACGTCTACGTTGACAACTACAAGAACAAGGACGGTGAGGACAGGCAGTCCAACAAGATAAAGAAGCTTTATGCCTATGACGAGAATGTGACTACCGTTCAGCCTGCTCAGACGCAGACACCGCAGTATAGTCAACCTACTCAGACAGGTGGCTGGAAAGCCGGTGCGTTCTGATGATGAATTTAAGACCATATCAAAACGAGGCTAAGCTTGCTATACTCGAACAATGGTCTGAGGGAATAAACAAAGTCCTTGCAGTTCTGCCGACAGGAACGGGAAAGACAATACTTTTCTCGGCTGTTACGGAAGAATGTGTGCGGCAGGGTAAGCGTGTGCTTATCCTTGCCCACAGGGGCGAACTGCTCGACCAGGCGGCTGACAAGCTTATGAAGTCAACAGGGCTTGGCTGTGCCACCGAGAAAGCAGAGCAAAGCTGTTTAGGCTCTTGGTATCGTGTGGTAGTAGGCTCAGTTCAGACCCTTATGCGTGAGAAAAGGCTCAAAGGCTTTTCGGAAAATTACTTCGATACCATTATCATTGACGAGGCTCATCACGCTATCTCAGACGGATATCAGAGAGTGCTTGACCATTTTCCTGAGGCTCAGGTGCTTGGGGTGACGGCTACACCTGACAGGGGCGATATGAAGAACTTAGGCTCGGTGTTCGACAGTCTTGCATATGAATACACCCTGCCGCAGGCTATCAAAGAGGGCTATCTTTCACCTATCAAGGCTATCACCATACCGCTGAAACTTGACCTTTCAGGAGTATCAACTCAGGCAGGAGATTTCAAGGCAAGTGATATCGACACGGCACTTGACCCTTATCTTTATCAGATAGCTGACGAAATGCTCAAATACTGTAAGGAACGCAAGACAGTTGTGTTCCTGCCGCTTGTCAAGACCTCTCAGAAGTTCCGTGATATCCTTATCAGCAAAGGGTTCAACGCCGCTGAGGTCAACGGAGAAAGCACAGACAGAGCGGAGATACTTGAAGCTTTCGACAAGGGCGAATACAACGTGCTGTGCAACTCAATGCTCCTCACAGAGGGCTGGGACTGTCCGTCAGTTGACTGTGTTATCGTGCTAAGACCAACAAAAGTGCGTGGACTTTACTGTCAAATGGTAGGCAGAGGCACAAGACTTTGCGAGGGAAAGACAGAGCTTTTGCTGCTTGATTTCCTATGGCACACAGAACGCCACGAGCTTTGCAGACCTGCACACCTTATCTGTCAGAATGAAGAGGTCGCTGAGAAAATGACCGAAAACCTTGCCAATGAGGCAGGCTGTGCAGTGGATATCGAAGAGGCAGAAAAACAGGCAAGCGAGGACGTTGTGGCACAGCGTGAAGAGTCTTTGGCAAAGCAGCTCAAAGAAATGAAAACACGCAAGCGAAAGCTCGTTGACCCTTTGCAGTATGAAATGTCAATACAGGCTGAGGACTTGTCCTCTTACGTTCCTGCTTTTGGCTGGGAGTGTGCTCCTGCTACCGACAAACAGAAAGCAAAGCTTGAAAAGCTGGGCATTTTCCCTGACGATATAGACAACGCAGGCAAGGCAAAGCTTATCCTTGACCGACTTGAAAAGCGCCGCAATGCAGGACTTACCACACCAAAGCAGATAAGGCTGCTTGAAAGCAAGGGTTTTGAACACGTCGGCTCTTGGAGCTTTGACAGCGCAAGCAAGATGATAGCTCGTATCTCTGCCAATGGTTGGAGAGTGCCGAGAGATATCGACCCGAAAACATACACACCTGAGAACTAAGGAGAAGTGAATGGATAACACAAATTTGCTTAAAATGCTTGAATACATAGACCCTGCAAGCTGCGATTATCAGGAGTGGGTCAACGTGGGGATGGCTCTCAAGCACGAGGGCTATTCCGTGAACGATTGGGACAGTTGGTCGAGGTCAGACAGCCGTTATCACAGCGGTGAGTGTGAACGCAAGTGGCAAGGCTTTAACGGCAATGCTCAGCCTGTGACCGCAGGAACTATCGTGCAAATGGCAAAGGAAAGAGGATACAGCCCCCATGAGTTTCAGGCATACGATTGGGACGGCGAGATAGTTGCAGAAGAAAGCAGTCCCCTTGTAAACGGCGGTGAGGGCATACCGATCACCGAGCCTGCCCAATGGGATCCTGTCAAGGAGATAGTCACATATCTTGAAACACTCTTTGAGGCAGGAGAGAACGTGGGCTATGTTACGCAAACGTGGGAAACAGAAAAGGACGGCAAGACCAGGTATTTGCCCACAAAAGGGTGCTGTGACAGGACGGCAGGGGAGCTTATCAAGAGGCTTGGCGAATGTAACGGCGACATTGGTGCGGTGTTTGGCGACTACAAGGAAGAAGCCGGAGCGTGGATCCGCTTCAATCCTCTTGACGGCAAGGGCGTAAAGAACGAGAATGTAACAGACTACCGCTATGCTCTTGTTGAAAGCGACAGTATGCCTATAGAACAGCAGAATGCTGTGATGAGAGAGCTTGAACTTCCTATTGCTGTGCTTGTATACAGCGGTGGAAAGAGCGTTCACGCTATCGTCAAGATAGACGCTCCCAACTATGAGGAATACCGCAGGCGTGTTGATTTTCTTTACAAGGTCTGCAAGGAAAGTGGCCTTGACATAGATAAACAAAACCGCAATCCCTCACGTCTTAGCCGTATGCCGGGTGTAATGAGAAACGGCAAGAAACAGTTCATCATTGACAAGAACATAGGCAAAGAAAGCTTTTCAGAATGGAAAGATTACATAGAAAGTATCAATGATGATCTCCCCGACCCTGAGAGCCTGAGTGCTGAGTGGGATAACCTGCCTGAGCTTGCTCCGCCACTTATTGACGGTGTTCTCAGACAGGGTCACAAAATGCTCGTTGCAGGCCCGTCAAAGGCAGGCAAGTCTTATGCACTTATCGAAATGTGCGTGGCGATAGCTGAGGGGGTAAAGTGGTTTGGCTGGCAATGCACCAAAGGAAAGATACTATACGTCAACCTAGAGCTTGACAGAGCATCTTGTCTGCACCGTTTCAAGGACGTGTACACCGCAATGCACCTAGAACCTGAAAACCTCAACAGCATAGACATATGGAATCTGAGAGGTCACAGCGTACCAATGGACAAGCTTGCACCAAAGCTTATACGCCGAGCAAGCAAGAAGAATTACATTGCCGTGATAATAGACCCTATCTACAAGGTCATAACAGGCGATGAGAACTCAGCAGACCAAATGGCACACTTTTGCAACCAGTTTGACAAGGTATGCACAGAGCTTGGCTGTGCGGTCATATACTGCCACCACCACTCAAAGGGTTCACAGGGCGGTAAGCGTTCAATGGACAGAGCCAGCGGTTCAGGAGTATTCGCCCGTGACCCTGACGCACTTCTTGACCTTTCAGAACTTGACATTTCAGACAGCCTTTACAAACAGCAGGAGGACGAAACTGTTTGCCGTATCTGTGAGAACTGGATGAGGAGATTTTACAGAAATACTGATGACCTTTGTTCACAGGACGATCTTGTTACGCCGTCAAAAATGCTGGAGATAACCCACAAGTACCTGCACCCGAACTCATACAAGCTTATGATGGCCGACATAGACAAGGCTAAGCTTGCAGTAAGAAACCGCACGGCATGGCGTATAGAGGGTACTCTGAGAGAGTTCCCGAAGTTTGCTCCCCTCGATATGTGGTTTGATTATCCTGTTCACAGAGAGGATACTGTGGGCGTGCTTAAAGACTGCGAGGTAGAGGACATCTCACCGAATTGGAAAAAGAATTTCAGCAAGAAGAAGACCAATGAAGACCGCAGCAAGGAGCGCAAGGAGAGCATTGAAACAGCTTTCAGCGGTGTGCAGGAAAACGGCAAGTGCCGCATTTCTGAGCTGGCGGAGTACATAGGAAAGAGCGAAAAGACCGTTGGAAGATACCTCAAAGAGCATGGTGGCTTTTGGATAGAAGAGGGAGAATGTGGCTTAAAAGCTCAGTAGACAGACAAGACAAAATCGAATTTTTGAACTTTAGACAGACAGGAAAAAATCGAAAAAGTGTCAGGACAAAATCGAACTTTTTTCTTGTCGGACAATATCGAAAATCACTGAGTTTGTCGGACGGACAGACAAACATATATTACTACGTAATATATATCTTGTCCGCTAGAAGCGGCGGACAAGAATATTACTAGCAGTAATACCCGACTTCACGAGAGGAGCAGATAACAATGACTGAATTTTTTATGGCGATGATACCGCCGACGGCTACGGCTCAGGAACACAAGGTGGCAGTGAGAAACGGCAAGCCGATATTTTATGATCCACCCGATGTCAAGGCGGCAAAAGAAAAGCTCACGGCAAACCTAGCAAGGCACAGACCGCCTGAAAAATACATCTGTGGGATACGGCTCATAACAAAGTGGCTGTTTCCTAATGACGGCAAGCACAAGGACGGAGAGTACAAGACCAGCAAGCCTGATACAGACAACCTGCAGAAGATGTTCAAGGACTGTATGACAAAGCTTGACTTCTGGACAGACGACCAGCTTGTGGCGAGCGAGATATGCGAAAAGTTCTGGGCGGACATACCTGGCATTTATGTGAGGATAGAGGAGCTATGACGATACACGAGGTAAAGAAAAGTCTCGGACGCAGGGTGAGCTACAACGGCTCTGATTGCTACGAATTGACAGGGTGCATTATCCGCAAGAGCAGTAAGACAGGTCAGTTCTTCTATCAGGCGGAGATCGCTGACAAGACTTGTGGCAACACGTTGGTGTATTGTAGGCTGGAAGAGTTGAGGTGTGAGGAGGCAAAAGAATGAAAACAAATAATCTGAAACTTAGCATAGAATTTTGTGACGCCGTTCTGAGCGGTGAGAAAACTTTCGAGGTCAGAAAGAATGACAGAGGTTTTCAGACGGGAGATCTGATAAGATTTATACCGACTGACGGAACGTCTTATCGTAGCTCAGACGGCACAGTAAGAGAACACGCAAAACATGAGATATCAGGACATACATACAAGATAACATATATCCTCAACGGCTGGGGAATAAAGAATGGGTATGTTGTGCTGGGAATTAAGGAGATAAAATGCAATAACTGCGTATTTTATCATACTTGTAGCAAACGGAATGTAGTTTGTGATAATTACAGACCTAGACAAACTGAGGAGGATTAACATGAACAAGAAAGAAATTAACGAGATCAAGAGAATATTCAGCGACGACTGTGGACTTTTCACAGTAAACCACGTTGTTACGGCATTTGTGGACGCTGAAAAGAACATAAAGTGCAAGACCAATCAGCTTTACAACACTATTCCGCAGGACGAGGCGGAGCTTATAATGATAAACCTGAAAAAGGTACTCAGCGGTTCTATCGGCAAAAATCTGCTGGAATATTCGTTTCCGAAGGGCGCATATCTTGAGGGTGGCGCACAGCCTTTCATGTATGAAACACTGCAAAGCAAGCTTCTTGATGAGGAAAAGGTTGATAATTTTCTGAATGCCATTGTGGAAAAGGTGGAGTATGTGTCAACATATACCATTTTCATGGCACATTGTACATATTCTGTGCTGAAAAAGAACAAAATGGACGAGTTTGAGGACGAAGCTGACACTGATTATAACTTTATTGTGACAGCTCTTTGCCCTGTAAATCTGCGTATTGACGGGCTTGTGTATGATGAGCAGGACAACTCTATCGCTAAGAAAGAGTCATGCGACAGAATTGTTGAGCTTCCAAGCGATGGCTTTTTGTTTCCTCTTTTCAATGACCGTGCACCTGATATCAACGGAGTGCTTTACTACACGAAAAACGCAAAAAAGCCGAATACTTCTGTTGTTGAGGAGCTTTTGGGCTGCGAGTTCTCAATGACCTGTCAGAACGAAAAGGAAACTTTCAAGGATATCCTCACAAGCGTTGTGGGTGATGAGCTTGACTATGATCTTATCACCGCAGTGAACGATAAGATTTCCACGTTCGTTGACCAGAACGCTCACGAGACCAAGATGCCGACCATAGACGAGCATAAGCTTTCATCTATCTTGTGGGAGGCAGGCGTAAGTCAGGATAAACTGGAAAAGTTGCATGGTGTGTATGAGAACGCTATGCACGGCAAGGTTTTCAGGGCTGTCAATCTGGTGGAGGATAAGGTAACGATATCAGGAATGGGATTCAAGATGACCGTAGACAATTATCACAAAGGTGACGTATCTACAGCAATAGGCAAAGTTATTTTCGGTGTTGCTGATACGGCTGTTGACGTGAATGGTATCGGTATTAAAATGGACGGTGTTGCTAATGGCTGACCCAATGACCATGTCACGTCTGAAAGCCTACCGCAGGAACGCCTCAGCCATTGAGGACATCAAGGCAGAGCTTTCAGGCAAGTACGTTGCCGACAGTATCAGCGTATGCACTCCGCCGTCCTACACACCACACAGCACACGCATAGACGGCTTTCTGCCAAGTGGCGATACACTTTCACTGCTGTGCGAGCAGGCACGGTTAGAGCGTGAGCAGAGGGCTGTGGAGGAGTTTATCAAGGGGATAGAGGACTATCAGACACGGCGAATGTTCGTGCTGAAATTCATCAAGGGTAAGACGTACTTGCAGATAGCTATGCAGGTTAGTGGTGGGAGAATGTCGGAGAGCTGTATCAAAATGCGTATACAAAGATATTTGCAAAAAACATGATAAATGTGACGTTTGTGACTTTTCACTATGTTATAATTTAAACTGAGGAAAGTGTAGATGTACCTCAGACTTGTACTTTCATTGAAGTCACCTCCAATTTTCTAAGCCCCGTAAGGGGCTTATGCAGGTCGAGAGCGTGCCAGCTCAACATCTGCTCCACCATTTACAAAACTCCTTATAATATTTTCACAAGAGGCACTCCAAACGGGGTGTCTTTTGCGTTGTGTCGCAAAAAGTTCATAAATGTCGAATTTTTGATATGTTGCATAAAAAAGGTAATTGACTTTTATGCAGTATATAGAAATTCGGTGCATTTCGTTGATTTTCGCTCTGATTAGTGATATTATTTAAGAAATATTATTATGAGGAGTGATTGTACTTGGTAGTCAAATTTAATGGTAATAAACCGTTTAAAATGGAGGAACATCAAACCAATAAACTTACTACAAAATGTTTTTTATGTGGACAACAGGCAAAAAGCCGAATATTTTATGATGGATTTGAGAATGGAAATTGCATATGTTATAATTGCGAAGATCAGCTAAAAGGAATGTTTAAAGATTATTTATTAGCAGAATCAAACTTCAACAAAACAGCACTTGAAGAATTAGTGGAAGGATTACGCAATGAAACTATAACGCAGTTAGATAGTCAAATTCATAAAGAAGGCTATAAATATGCCCAAGAGGTTAGCATTGTAGATGATTTCGATGATACATTAACCCTTCAAGAAGTTCAACAGAATAATATATTTTATTCGATAAAATATCAATTTTGTTATAACAAAATGATAAATTATATGAAGAATAAATATAATGAAGACCCTTATATAGTCAGATTTTTTGAAACTACGGATTACTATGACCCTGAGGGTTTGTATAGAAGAGATACAAATGCTATATGTGGCATTGCAAAAATATATAATAACGGAACCACGGTTATTTTTGGCGATTTAAAAGTTGTTTTGGATAGATCGAAATATAACCAATAAAATTAATAATATTGAGTGTTCAAAGCCCCACTAAATCGGGGCTTTTTTCATACCATAAAGAAAGGACGGTGCCCTCATGACAGCACGGCAAAAGAAATTTGCAGAATACTATGCTCAGAGCGGCAACACCGTTCAGAGTGCTATAAAGGCAGGATACAGCGAGAAGTATGCGAAAGCTGACGCCTGCAAAATCCTAGATAATCCTAGTGTTGCGGAGTATATCCGTGTGCTGTCCGAGAAAGCTCAGGACGAGCGTATAATGACCGCAAAGGAAAGGCAGGCACTCTTGTCTGATATCGCTAAGGACGGCAAGAATGACCCTGCTGACCGTATAAGAGCCGTCGATACCCTCAATAAAATGACAGGAGAGTATGTGGCTAAGATACAGGCGGAGGTCAAGACCTCTGAAAAGCTTTCAGACGTTTTCGCTCAGATAGGCGGTGAGGGGCTTGACGAGTAAGTTTCCCCTTTCGCAGAAGTATATGGACTTCATCAACAGTGTTCGGGGTGTGTCTGCGGATTTTCTTGAGGGGACTACCGCAAGCGGCAAAACAACTGTGGGCGCAGGAATAAAGTTCATGCGTATGGTGTCGGCAAGCCGAAAGAAACTTCACGTCATTGCCGCTAAGACTACGGGAAAGGCTGAGGAAACTATCATTCAGCAGGATAACGGCATTCTTGACCTGCACACCAATGCTCGGTACTTCGGCAACGGTGATAAGGACTACAAACTGCCGCATATCAAGTTTGAGGGCAAGATAATCTATGTTCTGGGATATGACAACAAGGATAAGTGGGAAATGGTGCTGGGCGCTCAGTTCGGCTGCGTGTATATCGACGAGATAAATACCGCTGATATCGAGTTTGTCCGTGAGATGTCTACCCGAAATGATTACCTTATGGCGACCCTCAACCCTGACGACCCCTCTCTCCCTGTGTATAAAGAGTTTGTCAACCGCTCACGTCCGTATCAGAAATACGCCTGTGACGTGCCTGCGGAGATAATGAAAGAGCTTACAGAAGAACCTGTACCCAATTGGCGGTACTGGTTCTTTACTTTTCGTGATAATCTTTCACTTACTGATGAGGATATCAAGCGGAAAATGGCTGCCGCTCCGAAAGGCACAAAGCTGTATAAAAACAAGATACTCGGTCTGAGAGGACGTGCAACAGGGCTTGTGTTTGACCTGCAAAAGCGAAATATCTTGACAGCAGAGCAGGCGAAAGCTTTCAATTATGTGTACTTCTCAGCCGGACTTGACACCGCTTACTCGCAATCCTCGCCTGATACCATAGCGTTCACCTTTGTGGGCATAACAGCCGACCGCAAATGCGTTCTGCTCGATGAAGAGGTATACAACAATCGTGACAGACAAGTGCCGCTCACGCCCTCCGACATACCGAAAATATTCACGGTGTTCTTGGAGAAAAATCGCAGGACGTGGGGCTTTGCACGAGATGTGTATATCGACAGCGCAGATCAGGCGACCATACTTGAATGTCAGAAGTTCGGACGGCTCACAGGCAGCATATATAATTTTATCCCGGCATTCAAGAAAACGAAAATAATTGACCGAATACACTTGCAGTCAGCTTGGCTGGCGGCAGGTGTTTTTTATATCCTTGAGCATTGCAAGGAGTACGCAGGCGAGCTTAACATATACAGTTGGAAAGAGGATAAGGCTGAGCCTGAGGACGGCAACGACCACCTTATCAATTCCTGTCAGTATGCCTGGCTGCCGTATCGTGACAAGATAGGAAGTGTGAAGATTGACTAAATTCAGCATAGGAAACAAGGTGAAAAATATGATAAGAAACTGGCTTGATATCCAGCCTGCACCCGAATACAGCATAACTATCACAGAGAAAACAGGTTTTATGACAGATGTGATAAGGTCACAGCTTTGGTATCGTGGTGACGCCGCAGAGCTTTCACAGTTCTTTCGTCAGCTTAACTTAGGCACAAATTCATTCTGGAGCAGCGTCCCTGAGAAAGAAAAGATACGCAAGATACATAGCGGTCTGCCTGCAATAATCGCCGATACGCTTTCATACATTGTCTATTCTGATATGAACGATATCAAGGTCACAGGTGACAAAGCAAAGGCTGACTTTGATAATATCTGCGAGCATATAGACTTCACAGAGCTGACAGGCAAGGCGATAGTTACCGCACTTGTTGACGGCGACGGAGCTTTCAAGATATCGGTGGATACTGAGCTTTCTGATACGCCAATAGTCGAGTTTATCGGTGCTGACAAAGTGGAGTATAGCTTTGTACGAGGTCTGCTGAACGAGGTCATTTTTCATTCTGTGCATTATGCAGGCTCAAAGAGATTTCACCTTGAAGAGCATTACGGCAAGGGGTACATAGAAAGCCGTCTGTATGACGATAACGGTCACGAGGTCGGTTTGGACAACGTGCCTTGCCTTGCACCGATACCTTCCCGAACTGAGTTGGATGGCGAGTATATAATGGCTGTGCCGCTGAAATTCTTTTCATCACGAAAATATCCGAACAGGGGCAAGAGCATTTTTGACGGTGGTAAGTCTGATTGCTTTGACGCTTTGGACGAGGTGATCTCACAATGGTGGGACGCTATCAGAGCCGGCAGGGTAAAGCAGTATATCCCCGAAAGCATGATACCTAGAGATCCTGCAAGCGGTAAGCTTAAAGCGCCTAACCAGTTCGGCAACAGTTACATAAGCATTGCCCCACCGCTTTCGGCAGAGGGTGCAGCGCCTAAGATAGAAGTAGTTCAGCCTGATATCAAGTATGAAGCGTTTGTGGCAAGCTATACGAATTGCCTGCTTATGTGTCTGCAAGGGCTTGTATCTCCTGCCACGCTTGGCATAGATGTGGGCAAGATGTCAAGTGCGGACGCTCAACGAGAGAAGAAAGACGTCACAGGCAACACCCGAAACACTATCACAACGGCTCTTGAAAAGGCTCTGCCGCAGCTTGTTTCTGCAGTGCTTATGACCTATGACAATATGCAGGGCAAAGCCCCTGAGACTTATGAGGTGACAGTTGACTTCGGCGAGTACGGTGCGCCTGACTTTGACAGCAGAGTTGAGACTGTGGGCAAGGCAAGCACATATGGTATTATGTCAGTTGAAACGCAGGTGGAGGAGCTGTGGGGCAGTTCTAAAGAGGACGATTGGAAAGCCGCAGAGGTCAAGCGGATAATGCAGGAAAAGGGGCTTACAGAGGGTGAGCCTACTGCGGTAGGTGATGAGTACGGTCCTCGCCCGGACGGGGCATTATAGTTTCCGTACATTTGAATTTGTTTAACCCCTGTTGCTATCAACTACTTGGAGGTGGTCAGTATTCTCAGCTTCAAAGACATCGCAAAGATATTTGAGGAGATAGAGCTAAGGCTCATATCTTCGTTGAAACGCAATCTCAAAAGGCACAAGGCGGAGGAACAGCGTTACGGCTTTGAATGGTCTGCTTGGCAGGCTGAGAAACTGAAAAATATGGAGAACTTCCGCCGTGAAAACCTTGACATCATGAACGAGTATGTTGACGTTATCAACGATCAGACAAGACAGCTTATGACGGAGCAGTTCCAAGAGGGTCAGCAGCAGGCACAACGGAGTGCCCAGGAGCTTTCTGACGAGCCTATAACGCCTATCCCAGACAAGCATTTCTTTGGCGTGAACGAAAAGAAAATGGCAAAGCTTATGGAAGACGTCACCACCCTTGAAAAGACCGCTGAAACAGCCGCTCTGCGAATGACAGACGACATTTACAGGCAGACTTTGAACAGAGTACAGCTTGCAATGGGAACAGGCTCTATGACGCTTAACGAGGCTATCGACCTTGCCACAAAGGACTTTCTTGACAAGGGTATAAACTGTATCGTATACGCTGACGGCAAGCGAGTGAACATTGCCGACTATGTGCGAATGGCTCTTAGGACAACTTCCACAAGAGCAGCGTTGCAGGGTGCGGCGAAACGCTTTGCAGAGCTTGGGTATGATACTGTGCTTGTGTCACAATACGGAGGCTGTTCAAAGACCTGCGAGCCTTGGCAGGGGCAGGTGTACATTGATGATGTGTTCACAGTATGGGAGGGTGAAAAGGACGAGTTTCAGGGCAAATCAAATTACTGCGGTGAGTGGTTTTGGCTGCTGTCATACGCCGTAAAGAACGGGCTTTTCCACCCCAACTGCCGTCACACAATGACACAGTACATACACGGCAGAACGCAGATACCTGAGCCGATACCGGCGGAGAAGATAAAAGAGCAGCGAGAGCTTGAGCAGAAACAGCGTGCAATGGAGCGGAAAGTCCGCAAGCTAAAACGCTTTGCGGCAGGCACTCTCGACCCCGACACAGCAAAAGCCTACCGCAAGAAAGTAAGGCAGGCACAGCAGGAATTGAAAGCCTTTATAAACGCTAACAGCGAAGTTCTGCGGAGGGATTATTCTAGGGAGAAAGTGTATGGCGGCTTGACAGAAAAGGAAAAAGATGATAAAATTGAATTAACAACATCTAACGGAATTGGTGTAACGAAATTTTCAAAACATATGGAAGAGCGAGCTTCCGAAAGAAAGGTTTCTGTAAATGATATAAAAGATGCACTTATAAACCCGCTGTATATTGATGAAATTAAAATTGATAGTTTGGGCAGACCAAGCCAACGATTTATTGGTGAGAAAGCAACTGTTAATGTAAATCCCCAAACTGGAACTATCGCAACTATATGGAAAACAGGCAAGAACAAAATCAACAAGTACAAAAGGAAGTGATTATAATGTCAGAAAAACAAAAAGAGTTTCTTGTTTCTATTGGTATTGACCCAAATGATGAACTTGATGTCATAGAAGATAAAGTTGGTGATTACCTGACTTTGAACTGTTTGGATGAAAATTATAATCCAAATGAAGAAGGCTTGATGTGCGAAAGTATTTTGGATTATATCGGTCAGTTATAAATCTAACCGCTCCGCTACGGCGAGGCGGTATTTTTATACCCAAAATCAGAAAGGACGGATAAATATGAATTTCGGACAGGCGATCGAAGAAGCAAAGAGAGGTAAGAAAATAGCAAGAAAAGGTTGGAATGGCAAAGGACAGTATGTTGAGCTTGCCACTAATGTTAGTTATAAATCACCTAATGGTACTGTGACAAATGTAGACCATAAGGATATGGGCAATAAAGCATTAGCGTTTGTGGGAACTTCTGGCGTACAACTTGGCTGGCTTGCAAGTCAAGTAGATATGTTGTCGGAAGATTGGCAGACAATAGACTAATCAAACATCGGAACTAAGCACCTTAACGGGTGCTTTTTTCATACACAAAATTAAGAAAGCGAGGTCAGAAAATGGACGAGAAAAAGAAACTCCCTGATGAGGAGGAGAAGAAAACTCCCGATACTCACGAGGAGAAAAAGGACGAGCCAAAGGCTGAGGAAAAGCCTGCGGACAAGGCAGATGAGAACTCTGCCGACAATGAACAGCCTGCGGTGGACGATAGTCAGGCTGACGAGAACGGTGAGGGTGCTGACAAGCCTGCGGAAGATAAGCAGGAACAGCCAAGCGAGGATAAGTCCGACAAGCAGGACAGTGCAGAGAACGCACCTGATGAAAAAGATCAGGAGATACTCAGGCTCAAAACGCAGATAGCCGCTATGCAGCTTGGTATCAAGCCCGACTGTATCGAGGACGCCGTTGCGGTGGCTGAAAGCTATGTGAGAAACGGCAGTCAGCAGGATATCAACGCCGCCCTTTCTGCGGTTGTGAAGAAGTATCCGGATATGAAAGGTGAGGGCGGCAAAAAGTCCGACGGCAAAAAGCAGGGCGGTTTCAAGGTCGGTGCAGGATCTTCGGATACTGATGAAAAGAAGCCACAGAGCAAACCAACAGCGCAGAAACGCTGGAACAAATTCAAGTAAAAACAGGAGGAATGAATCATGCCAAATCTTAATTATGCAGAAGTATGGAACCCCGAACTCTTGGAGATAAGGATCCAGGAAACACTGTCAAGCCCATTCATCACACAGAACGTTAGGTGGCTTGACGCAAAGACTTTCCACTTCACACAGATGTCAACATCAGGCTACAAGAGCCACAACAGAAACGGCGGCTGGAACACAGGTAAGTATGTTCAGACGGACGTGCCTTTCACTCTTACACACGATCGTGACGTTGAGTTTCTTGTGGATAAGGCTGACGTTGACGAAACGAACTCATCAGCGTCTATCAAGAATATCTCAAAGGTATTCGAGAAAACACAGTCTGCTCCCGAAACGGACGCTCTGTTCTTCTCAAAGACAGCTCAGAGAGCGGCAGAGCTTGAGGGCTATCACTCTTCAACAGCCGCCTCATCATACACAAAGGGTAACGTGTTCGACAAGCTCAAAGGCTTTCTTTCAGCAGGCAAGCTGAGAAGATACAAGTCTAACGGCTCGCTCATTATGTATGTGACTTCCACAATTATGGACCTGCTTGAGCAGTCTGACAAGTTCACGAGAAAGATAGAAATGACACAGATCGCAGAGGGAGGACTTGGTCTTAGAACAAGAGTGACCGACATTGACGGAGTGCCTATCATGGAGGTCATTGATGATGAGCGTTTCTATGACCGCTTCAACTTTGACCCTGAGGACGGCGGCTTTGAGCCTTGCACTGCAAGCTATGTAAAGACCGCTGATACCGATATCGTGAGCGGCAAGGAGTATTACACCGAATCAAGCGGTTCTTACACTAAGGTATCAGGCACACCGAGCAAGTCTGCACTTGATACATACTATGAAAAGGTCGCAGGCTCACACAAGATAAACGTGCTTATCGCAACACCTGAGACCACAAAGATAGTACCTAAGATCAACAGCATTTACAGCTTTGCTCCGGGCGGACACACAGAGGGTGACGGCTGGCTCTATCAGAACAGAGCGTTCTCAGATGTTTTCACTTTCCCGAACGGCAAGGACGGAAAGATAGACAGCATTTACGCTGACGTTGACACAGCAGAGTACAGTGAGTAAGGGGTGAGGGATATGTACCTCACCTCTACTGAGTTTTGCAACATCTGTCCTGAGTGTGATATCTCCGAAGAACAGTTCTCGGCTATTCGGCAAAGAGCTGAAAGCGATATCGACACGCTGACTTTCAACCGCATAACAGCAGAGGGCATTGACAGCTTTACAGACTTTCAGAGAGAGCGTATAAAGCGTTCCACAGCATTGCAGATGAAATTCATCTATGACAATTCGGAGCTGTTAGAAAGCTCTCTGAGCGCTTACAGCATAAGCGGAGTTTCAATGTCATTCGATAAGTCAAAGGTGGTATCTCTTGACGGCGTTATCACAACACGTCAGGTCTACAATGTGCTTATGCAGACAGGACTATGTTATAGGGGGCTGATGTAATGAAGTTTCCTCAGCTTGTACCTGAAAGGGTATGCAAAACGCCCTGCAAGGTCTATCGAACGGACGGACTTAATCGTGACGGCTCAAAGAAGCAGACGGTCATATTTGAGGGCAAATGCTTTCACTCTGAGAAGTCAAGGCAGAAATTATCCGCAGAGAAACAGCTTATAACCTTGTCAGGCGAGGCTCTTTTCTGCGGAGATATCGCCCCTGATAACGCTGTTATAGAGGGCTATGCGGTCATAGGCGGCAGGACGTACAAGATATATGGCTCTGAGAAAGCCAAAGACCCTGACGGCAGGGTGAATTACACAAGATTGGAGCTGATATAATGGGCATTGAAATAAAGCTTGATGTGCAGGCGATAAAGGCTATCGAGGACGCCGCTGTGAAGTCCGCTGAGGTGGCTATGGAGCAGGTGAGGACAGACCTTGTAAGTGCTCAGACAATGCCGTTCGATACAGGCGATATGCAGGATAACCAGACCTTTGTCCACGCTGACGAAAGCGGTGCAAGTCTTGTAACAGGCTCTCCGCAGGCAAGACGTTTGTACTATCACCCTGAGTATCATTTTCAGAAAGGGAATAACCCCAACGCAGGTGCGGCTTGGCTTGAGCCATATATCACAGGCAGTAAAAAGGACCTTGCCAAAAATGAGTTTGTGGCAGAGTTCAAAAAGAGGACAGGCGTATGAATTTACTTAACATAGCGGATATGCTGAGCGATACCCTTGACTTGCAGGACGTGTATGCAGGCGCTATTGACGGCAACCTTGATAAGTGCATAGGCGTGTACAACGCAAAGACCTCAAAGCCGCAGCGTATCTGCATAGGCGGAAAAGCCTGCACCAAAACACTTGAAAAACATATATCGGTGCTTATCCACTGGACTGATAACCCCACGCAGGCAGAGATAAAGGCTCAAAGCGTTCTTGATATCCTATCCGATATCCGTCAGTATAAGGGTGACGGCTTTACGGTAAAGTATCTCGAATGCAAAGAGTCTGTTTCTGTTGGCAGGGACGAGCGAGGCGTGTGTGAATATGTTATCGAGGCAACAGTATATTACGAAAGGAATGAATGAGTATGGCAAACACAACAGGAGTTTATCCCGTATATGACAACCAGTTCAAGATAGACAAGACAGGCGGCGACGGTTCGACAGAGAGCAATCTTGTGACTATTGCCGATATGGAGAGCTTTTCAGTATCCATTGACGGCAATATCGAGGAGTGGAAGCCTTTTGATCAGCAGGGGTGGACAAGACGTTTGCTCACTGGTAAGTCTATCACTATCAGTATCTCAGGCAAGAGAAACGTCGGTGACGCAGGCAATGACTACATCGAGAGCCTTGCACTCAAAACAGGTGCTGCGGCGACCACAACCCTTGTGTGGAATTTTCCAAGCGGAGCAAAGCTTGTTATCAAGGGCGTTGTCAGCGTAACAGAATGGGGCGGCGGAGATTCGACAGCAGTTGCACCGCTTGCGTTCGACTTTGCCTCTGACGGCAAGCCTGAGTTTACTGAGGCAGCAGCATAAACAACAATATTTGACAAGAAAAACTATCTGTGATATAATAACTTTGGGTACTGCAAATAACGGTAGGCGGTTTAAATAATCCTCCAAAAGCCTCATGGCTAAGGAGGTGAGCGACACATGAGCGTTATGGAAGTCTTAACTTTACTTCTACTTATAACAAACATAATTGGGCTTGTGCTCAATGTCTGCAATAAAAAGAAATAACCGCCCTTCTGCCAAAGGACGGTTATAATTTAAATTGACCAACCGGAGGTAAACCGCTTATCGCAGTACCTCTCTTTATGTTCATTATATCACAGCAAAACAATAATGTCAAGCACTTCGTTCACAGCGGAGTGCTTTTCTTATACCCAAAATCAGAAAGGATAATAACTATGGCAAAGATGTATACACTCGACAGCAAGCTTCTTACAGGTACACCTGAGATAAGAGTAGGCGACAAGGTCTACCCTGTGGACGACAGGCAGAAAACTGTCAAGAAGATACTTGACATCTGCGACAAGAACGCTGAAAAGAAAGACCTTGATATGATAGACGAGGTTTTCAAGCTTGCGTTCGCACCAAAGGACTACAAGGAGATAGAGGCAATGAATATGCCTTGGGCGGCATATCAGCAGCTTTTCACTCTTGTTATCTCAGCGGTAACAGGCGAGGACGCAGAAAAGACAGAGGCTCGATTTCCGCAGGAAAACGCAGAGTAAGCTTGAAGAAAGCTGGTACGATCTTGACTATGACCGAGAGCTTATCATACAATCCATTGCAAAGCAGTACAATATCCTGCCCTCAGAGCAGGAAAATCTGCATTACAGCGATTGGTACAGGCTCGTTGCAGGGCTTATGCACGATACGCCGCTGGGTCAGGTCGTTCGTATCAGGAGCGAGGACAACAAGGACATCGTAAAGAATTTTGACAGGTGTGAAAAGCAGATACGCTCAGAATGGACGGCGTTCAGAAGTCAGAAAGCAAAGGAAACGTTCACAGAGCAAGACAAGCTTGAAACTGCGAGATACTTTGAAAGGCTGTTCAAGGGAATGTTCGGAAAGGCAGGTGATAAGTAATGGCAGACGGAGCAAGCGTTGGTGTTATATCTCTTGACCTTGTGATAAAAAACAAGGTGCAGGAGCAGCTTGACAAGATATCTGCAAGCATACAGAACGGCTTTTCAAAGCCAGTAGAGCAGGCAGAGAAAGCTGTTGAGAACGCTATGGATAAGACCACTAAAGCCATAGACGAGGGATTTGGCAGTGCGTCGGAGATCGCTCAGAAGAGTATGCAGGAGGCTGTTGAAAAGGCAATGGCTGAGTATGATAAACTGGGCAAAAAGGCGCAGGAAGTGGTAGGGCAGACAGATAATATCAAGCCTAAAACTGTTCAGGTGAACTATGACCCTGAGTATGACACTACAAAGGTCGAAGCTGAGGTCAATGAACTAACGGATAAGATAGTTCAGAAAATGCAGGACAAGACTAAATCAAGTTCTGCGAAGATAAGTCAGACAGCAGTGGAAACGGCAAACAAGTCAGCCGAAAGCGTTTCAGAGCAGACAACAAAAATGGACGATATTATTGCAGGCTTTACTGAAAGTGCCGTGCAGAAAATAAAGACTGTTGCAGGCAGGATAAAAAGCGGTATCGGCTCAGCTGTCAGCTTTGCAGGCAAGGCGGTGAAGTCAACTCTCGGCGGAGCTTTCAAGACAATGCGTTCGGCAGGCTCGAAGGCTGTTGACGCAGTTAAATCCAAATTCAGCAGGCTTAAAACAATTATCGACAGCACTTCAAAACCGCTGAGCAAGTTTACACATTCGCTCAAATCTGCGGCAAAAAGAGTGTTCTTAATGGCAGGCGTGCTTGTTTTGCTGAAAGGAATACGTTCCGCTGTTGCAAACGCTGTTTCAGGCAACGAAGAATTTGCCAAGTCCTTAAACGAGATAAAAGCAAACCTCACCATAGCTTTCACACCGATAATGAACACAGTTATGCCGTATCTCAATACGCTTATGACGGGCGTAGCAGTGGCGACAAAAACTGTGGCGGCATTTATCTCTGAGCTTTTCGGCACCACCTATCAGAAGTCCTTGCAGGCGACAAAGCAGGCTCAGAAGTCAGCGGAGAAGATAAAGAAAACTCAGGACACTTACCTTGCAGACTTTGACGTTGTAAGAGTTGCACCGGATCAGAGCAAGTCCGATACAGACAGTTCAGAGGGTGGCATTGATTACTCAGCCATAAACGGCGACAACGTTCAGCTTCCTGATTGGGCGGAGCGTATGAAAGACGCCATTAAGTCGGGCGATTGGGCAGGAGTTGGCTCTCTTGTGGCTGAAAAGGTCAACGGAGCTTTCGCATACATCAACTGGGACGGTATTCAGAAAAAGCTGAATGGCTTTGTGGATAAGCTTACAGACGGTCTGAACAGCTTTATAAACGGCGTGGATTGGACAGGTCTTGGGGACAGCTTCGGCGGAGGCATAAACACAATTTTTGGTGCAGGATACCGCTTTATGAAGAAGTTCGATTGGTCAGGCTTCGGCAAGGGTACGGCTAATTTTCTTAACGGCGGTATAAAGAAAACGAATTGGTCGCTTATCGGCAAGACCCTTGCTTCAAAATGGCAAGCTATCATCGACTATCTTTATTCGTTCGTTACCACCTTTGATTGGTCTGGCTTTGGCTCGTCCATAGGCACTTCGGTGAACGGCTGGTTTGATGAGATTGATTGGGGCAAGGCAGGAACGACTATCTCTGAGGGCGTGAAAGGTCTGCTTGATACGGCAATAAACTTCCTGCAAACTGTAAACTGGCAGGGCATAGGCGAAAAGCTGTGGACGTTCATTTCTACAATAGATTGGAGCGGTATTGCCACAAAGCTTTTCAAAGCCATAGGCTCAGCTATAGGCGGTGCGGTATCGGTGCTGTGGGGCTTTATCAAGGACGCTGTTTTCAGTATCCGTGACTACTTTACGGAGAAGATACAGGACTGTGGCGGTAATATCGTTGAGGGGCTTTTCACAGGTATCGTTGACGCTTTCAAGGGCATAGGCACTTGGCTTTATGACCATGTTCTTACACCATTTATTGAGGGCTTCAAGAACTGTTTTGGTATTCACAGCCCTAGTAAGGTCATGGCTGAAATGGGCGGATATATCATACAAGGTCTGTATAATGCCGTATCTGAGGGTATTGCAAAGATAAAGGAGATCTTCACAAAGCTTCTTAACGCTGTCAAGGGCGTTTTCAAAGGCATAGGCAAGTGGTTCAAAAAGACCTTTTCAGACGCTTTCGGAGGCGTAAAGACCATTCTCAACGGCATTATAATGTTCGTCAAGAGCATTTTCACAGGCAATTGGAAGAAGGCTTGGCAGGGTGTAAAGAAGATCTTCAAAGGCGTGTGGGACACGCTTTACAGCGTTGTGAAAGCACCTATAAACCTAATTATCGGTGCAGTAAACAAAATGACCAGTGCTATTGAAAGTGCGGTCAACTGGATAATCGACGGCATTAACAGCCTGAGTTTTGATGTGCCTGATTGGGTGCCTGGCATAGGCGGAGAAACCTTCGGCTTTGACCTTGACACAATAAGCATACCTGAGATACCAAAGCTTGCCACAGGTGGACTTGCGACAGCACCGACCCTTGCAATGGTGGGCGATAACAGGAACGCAAAAGCAGACCCGGAGGTGATCTCACCTCTGAGCAAACTGCAAGGTATGCTTGATAACGGCAAGCTTGACGAGGTGTTAAGGGTGCTGAACGCTATACTTGATTGGCTGAAAGCTTATGACCCTGTGTTCTTCGGAACAGTTGACAGCAAGGTGCTTTTCAAGTGTATGCAGGACAGCAACAATCAGTATAAACGTAAGACGGGAGTGAGTGCATTTTGACAGGAACATTGCTAAAGATAAATGGCGTGTGGGTGACAGACCCTGACCCTGATAGCTGGAGCCCTGTAAACTGTTACGAGTGGACGGCAGGCTCAGGACGAGTGAATACAACAGGTTTGTTTGTGGGTGCAAGAAAGTTCTGCAAATACAAACTGCCCTGCAAGTGGACAATGCTCCCTGTCGCAGATTCGGCCGAGATACAATCCCTTATCGAGGACGGACCCGACTTTGCAGAGCTGGAGTTTTGGCACAATGGCAAGTATTATTCTATATCTGCCAACGCAAGCGACTATGTACCGCAGGGGCTTGTCAGACTTGACGGTGGTGAGTATTACAAGAGCTGTACTGTCACATTCGCAGAACGTTAGGAGGGCATATGTACACCATAGCAAGCAATGAGATAACAAGCAGGATAGAGAGTTACAAAGCCTTGTGGGGTATGTGGATAGAGGACGCTCAGAGCGGAGCACCTGTGGCATATGACGGCATTCAGAACGTTCAGACGGACATTCAATCAACATCTCTGAGTGATGATATAGAGCTTGGAGCGGTCTGTTCTCAGAGTGTGACGGCGGAGCTGGTTGACGACGGAACTAAGTATCTTGGGAATGAGTATGTTTTCAGTTTGTATACAAAGGACGCAACTTCATCTGATACAAATGACGAAAAGATACCAATGGGGCGTTTCACCTGCGTGAAGTCGAAAAAGTCAGGCGGCAGTGTTCAGCTGACAATGGCGGATAGGCTGTACTTCTCGGACAAGCCGTATGTGCCACATATCCCTATGCCAAACTGGAATAAAGCAGTCGAGGACGACATATGCAGACAGCTTGGTCTGCAAAACGGCAATGACTATACAGAGGTGCGACTACTTCGTGACAAGAACGGCAGAAGGTTGATAGATAAGAACGGCAAGGTGCTGTACTCAAAGTATTTCTATTTCAAGGTCAGCTCAGTGCCAAAGGACGTGACCATGCGGCAAATGTTGTCCTATCTGGCTTCTGCGCAAGGTCAGTTCGGGTATGTTGACAGGTACGGAAAATACGTCCGAAAGTGGTATGGCAAGAGCGTGAAAACATTGGATCCCAACACAATAGACCTGCCTACGCTGTCTGAAAGGCAGAACGTGATAGTAGGCATAATCTGCAAGGTCAGTGATGATGTAACGTTGTCACTTGGTGTGACAGATACAACGCAAGGTCGAGTCTTGGAGTTTGAAAATCCATACATGACAGAGTCTTTGCTACAATCTCTGTGGCGCAGGATAGGTGGATTTTCGTGGTACACCACTGAGCTGTACCACAGGCTTGGTGACCCACGTTTCGACATAGGTGACGTGGTGACCTACACCAACGGCACAGACAGCTATGACATACCGATAACGAATTTAGGATTTACCTTTGACGGCGGACTTTCAGCCGATATTTCTGCGGTGGGTCTGTCGGTTGAAGAACAGCTTTAAAAAGGGGGCGAGATAATGGCTGATGAAAATTTGACATTGGCACAGGATATCACTGAAAATGACTATCCTATGCAACACGCAGGCGAGGAAATCGATGAGATACTGAGCCGAGCCGGCAAGATACACTATGGCACTGTGGAACACAAGATGACGGGAGCAAATGCGCTGATGCGGATACCGCTTGGACTGAATTTTGTGCCTAAGCAGGTTATAGCAACACTACGGCAGACAGACATACCAACACCATACAAGACGTTCTGCACCCACGTTAGTGGTTCGGGAAAGTCGTACTATCTGAACGTCTGCATGGGAGCTAATAACGGGTCAACAGTAAATGTCCCGACAGGAACATACTATGTTGATTACATTGCAATAGAGTAAAGAGGGGTGATTAAATGACGATAACATTAAATGCAGATTATGACGTAACACTGAACACTGCATTGCTAGGCTATGTTGGTGAAACTAATGCTAGACCCATATCGGTCGAGGGCATGGAGATAGATGGTGCAGACCGCTATGTGTTAACGATAGACTACGGTGATGGTGTGACGTATGAGGTCGATATCACAGGCGGACAGTGGACACCAACGGCAGATATACTGCGGTCAGCGCAGACAGTATCGTGTCAGATAGCGGCTAAAAAATTAGCAGGCGACGAGTATATATTAGTTAAAAAATCACGAATTTTTCGCCTGAGAATAGGTACGGCTATAGGCGATAATGCTATCCCGTCGCCTGATGTGGCTATGGACGCATTAGACCGCATAGACGCTATAGGCAGGCAGGTGACGGCAGATATGCAGACAGCTGTCACCGCCGCAGACACGGCGACAACAATGGCAAATAACGCCGCTAAATCTGCCACAGCCGCAGAGAAATCAGCCGACACGGCAACGCAGGCGGCGAAACGTGCTGAGACCGCACAGGCATCTGCTGAAACGTCCGCAACGCAGACAGAAACCGCCATGCAGGGCGCAGAAACTGCACGTGCTGAGGCAGTCACATCACAGAATAACGCTAAAATATCCGCAGCCCAGGCGGCAACATCAGCACAGCAGACCACAGCCGACAAGACCATAACGGCAGGCTATGCTAAAACCGCCAAGACCTGCGCTGACAGCACTACGGCTGACAAACAGGCAGTGCAGAAACTGGCGGCACAGGTCACAGCCGACAAGGCTACAGTGGCAGACCATGCCGCTAAGGTCGCAGAGGGCAGAACTGCCGCCGAAACTGCCGCACAGACAGCACAAGCCATAGCGGATAGTCTGCCTGAGGACTATGTAACAGCGGTCGGAAAGATAGCTGAGAATACAGCAGAGATAGCTAGCGTAAAGCTGACCGACAAGGAACTGCAAAGACGTGTGGACGCACTGTTTGACATAGGTCAGGGTGTGACGCACCGGTTTGAAACTGATACAGATACGGCATATCAGAAGACAGTGCCGACAGGCGGTAAGCTGATGTCGGTGAAGTCTGTGAGTGGTAGGTCAATCGTGTGGAATCAGCTGATATCACAACTGATAGAGGCAAAATCTGCGAGTGTTACAGGAGCAAAGCTAACTGACAAAACACTACAGATTAGTGGAACGTCAACAAATGTAGTTTTTCTAAGAATTGTACCTGTTCAGACGGCAATCATAGGACACAAATATCTTTTTCATTCCCATGCTAGTGATACAGCCGAATTATCTAATTTTAATGGTTTTTATAATAACGAATCTGAAACAGACAAAAGGTTCTACGAATATGGCAAAGGCACGATATTTACAAATGCAGACAACGCCATAGAGATGCGATTACGTCTTGACGCTGACGTTACTGTGAATTTTCAAATCACACCACAGCTATTTGACCTCACCGCCATGTTCGGTTCAGGCAACGAGCCCACAACTGTGGAAGAATTTGAAGCCATGTTCCCAGCTACCTACTATCCGTATAATGCTGGCGAAATAGTCAGTGCTGGGGTGACAGAGGTCGCTGTGGGTGATACCGCCTTCCCAATCCCCGAAGCTATCAAGGCACTGCCTGGCTACGGCTGGTCGGCAGGAACGGCACGAAACTACGTGGACTATGAAAATAAACGATACGTTCAGTGTGTGAACAGCGTTGATTTGGGAACGCTGACGTGGACTGCTGGTGGTGGAATTAGCTCCCAGACAGTTTTCATAGCATCGTCACGGAAAATTTGTGGACAGAAATTGTCGTATAATTCTGCTATTGCATCGAATATATTATGTTCAAAATATTTAGCAAAATCGCAAAATGAGGTATGGAGTGACGCAGCACCTGTGGGCATAGCAACCAATGCGACTATTGACGGATATGTCTATGTAAACGACACCGCCTACACCGATGCCACCGCATTCAAACAGGCTATGCAGGGCGTTATGTTATATTACGAATTGGAAACCCCTATCGTCACCGATATTTCTGACCTGATTGATGATGATTTCCTGCGAAATATCGAAGTCGAAGCAGGCGGTTCGGTGACATTCAAAAACAGCAATGGTGACGACTATCGTATACCTGTACCAAGCGAAGAAGAATACATAGTCAAGCTGTCGGAGATAGGAGGTAGCGTATGACAAAAATGCAAGAAGAAATGCTGAAAGCCGCTGGGCTGACGGAAGATAATTTTAACAAACCAAAAGTCACCGAGATAGACAGAATAAAGGCAAATGTTGATTTTCTGGCTATGCTGAACGGTGTTGAGTTGGAGGTGAGCAGCGATGAGTAAGAACTACGTCAAGGTCAAGAGATACTATGACAGTTGTTTGTGGTCGGTTGCTATGGTGCACGCTGCCGTCGGCAAGTGGATCACGGCTGAGGAGTATACAACAATCACGGGACAAGCATACGAAAGTGAGGAACAGTAATGAAAGAAAACACAGCAAAAATCATCATATCAGCGATAGCCGCAGGGCTGTCAGCATATTTCCGTGTCATGGCGATACCTATAGTCATTCTGGTACTTGTTATGATTATTGACTACATTACAGGAATGTGGAAAGCATGGAATAGGGGCGAGCTGTCAAGCCGTGTCGGTCTTAAAGGGCTTTTTAAAAAGGTCGGCTACATATTTGTGGTGGCGGTGTCAGGCGTACTTGATTGGCTCTTTATCTCAGGACTTTCGCAGATAGGCATTGAGGTAAACGTCAGCTTTTACTTCGGTCTTATCGTGACGATATGGTTTATCATCAATGAATGTATTTCTATCTTGGAAAATCTTGCGGTGATAGGTATACCATTGCCGTCATTCTTGGTGAAGATAGTACACAAGCTTAAAATCACAGTTGAAAACAAAGTGGATACAAACGAAAGTGAGGAATAACAATGAATTACGATGAGTTTATCAAGAAGCACAATGGCGTAGCCGTTGACTATGACGGAGCAGCAGGCAAACAGTGTGTAGACCTTGCAACGGCATATTTCAACGAGGTCTTCGGATCAGGTATCAAGAATTTCTGGTATGACGCTCACCATTTTTGGGATTTATTCGATAAGAACACTTGGCTGAAAGCAAATTTCACAAAGGTAAAGAACACGCCAAGTTTCGTGCCGAAAAAGGGTGATGTAGCGATATGGTCAGGCACGTTGAATGGCGGCTGGGGTCACATAGCAATCTGCACCGGTGAGGGCAACACGAGTTATTTTTATTCGTATGACCAAAACTGGAGCGGAAAAGCTTGCACTAAGGTCAAGCATACTTACGACCACATTGCAGGCTTCCTGAGACCAAAGAACCAGAGCAAGATAAGTGCGAAAGTGCTTGACAAGACAGGCTACAAGCAGGGCAACAAAACAAACGGTGTGCTTGCGCTCAAGGAGCTGCTGCTTATTGCAAAGGCGGTCAAGCTTCACAACGTAGGTATGGATAAGAACGGTACATACGGAAAAGGTACTGCAAAGGCAGTTAATACCTTGCTGAAAAAGTGGGGGTACAGCGAGAATGGCATTGCAGGCGTGAACTTCATCAAGAAGCTCAGCGACGAGATTACAAAGAAGATTAAGTAGGTAGAATTTCAGCCGTCTCGGACTTTTATGGGTCTGAGGCGGCTGATTTTGCGTACACGAATTATACACGATAAAGCTGAATTGTAAATATATGCTTGTGAAATGCGGAACAAATGAAACGGCTTAAATGACGTAAATGCGTGGTTTACAAGCAATTTTATAAAGCAATAAAAAGTGGTGTGAAGTGGTATATTTAATCTCTCCATCTCCGCCAGTCACTCGCCGTGACGGGCATTGTCCGTCATGGCTTTTTTTGTTATCAAACTTTAGTCCCGCTCAATAAGTTTGTTTGTAAACTTTACAATGTAGGGAGCTTGCCCCTGCACCCAATCCGCTATCATTTATGGTAGCGGATTTTTTTGCTCCCGCCCATAGGTATGATATGCTGGGAGAGGTTTGATGCTCGCCGTGACGGGCATTGTCCGTCATGGCTTTTTGTTGTCACACAAAATCTTGCATTTCCACCCGAACTGTGTTATAATCCTATATATCAAACATCATAACACGGAGGTCTACCATGTACGAAAATTTTAAATATCTCGACGCTGTTGCACAAAAAGAGATAACCAACGGTGTTTTCTCAGGCTCAGTTCTCAGCGTTATCCATAAAGGTGAAACTGTCTATCTCAAAAGCTTTGGTCTTGCTGACAAGGAAAAAAATATCCCTATGAAAACTGACAGCATTTTCAGACTTTTTTCTATGTCAAAGCCTGTCACAGCCGCTGCCGCAATGATACTTATCGAGCGTGGCCTGCTCGACACTCGTCACCTGCTCAAGTGGTTTATCCCTGAGTTCTCCGACCCTGTTGTTCTTGACGAGAACGGCGAACGTCCTGCTGACAGAGATATAACCATAGGCGACCTGCTCACCATGACTTCCGGTATCCCTTATCCTGACGGCACTCCCGCAGGTCAGAAAATGGGTGCGCTTTGGGGCGAGCAGTCTGAAAAATATCTCAAGGGCGAAAAGCTTCTGGATACTGTGAGCTTCGCAAAGGAAATGGGCAAGCGCCCTCTTATGTTCACCCCTGGTGAAAAGTGGATGTACGGTGCATCTGCTGACATCATGGGTGCTGTTATCGAGGTGGTTTCTGGCATGAAGTTCGGAGATTTTCTTAGAAAAGAGATCTTTGAACCCCTCGGCATGAACGATACAGGCTTTTATATCCCGGCGGAAAAGTACAGCCGACTTGCCCAGTGCTATGAATACAAAAATGGCGGAAACGAGCCGTTCACTCACTTCCACCTTTGCCTTACTGACTATACCGTACCCCCTGCCTTTGAGTCGGGCGGAGCAGGTCTTGTTTCCACTGTAGAGGACTATGCAAAGTTTGCCAAAATGCTTATGAACAAGGGCGAGCTTGACGGCGTGAGGATACTCGGCAGAAACACGGTCGATTTCATGACAAGAAACGGTCTTACACCTGAACAGCGCAAGACCCTTAACTGGGACAGCACAAAGGGTCACGGCTACGGTAACTTCATGCGTATCCTTGACGACCCTTCCGCTGCAGGACTTATCCAGTCAGAAGGCTCTTTCGGCTGGGACGGCTGGATGGGCTGTTATTTCAGCCTTGACCCAAAAGAACAGCTCTGCATACTTTATTTTATTCAGCAGACAGGCGCAGGCACCACCGATTCTGCAAGGCGTTTGCAGAACATCGCATGGGGTGCAGTAAAATAA